ACAAAAATATGTTGAGGCGTCTAAATATTTTATACGAAATTCTTTAATTAAAAGATTAATAGTTGTTGATGATGGATCACAAAAAATACCAGCGAAAGATGTATTAGTAGAAGAAGATGATATTTCTTTATTTGTGGTAGATGATGATTTGGGATTTAATTCTCATGGAGCAAGAAATTTAGCGGCAAAACATGTAGAAACTGATTGGATATTTTTTGCTGATATTGATGTGGAGATTCCACCAAATACATTAAAAGATTTAGTTGAAAATATTTTCAGGACTTGTGTTACTGACTCCAGAAATAATAAATCTAAAATGGCAGAATATATAAACGAAGAACCATGTGAATTTATTTTAAGAAGAGAATTTCTTGACAATGTATATTATTCTTTTATAACTGGAAAAAGAAAAAAACAATCAGTAAATGTGTTTTGTATAAAACAAAAAGATTTTTGGAAGTCTGGTGGATATGATGAGGAGTATGTTGGAATGCATCATGGAGACACACGTTTATTTGAAAAAATAAACTCATATATGAATATGAAAATACTCGATTCCTTTGTACATTATCGAAGAAGGGGTAGAAAGTTTGTTTATAAACGTGGTGGTATTACAGAATATGATGATGAAAAAATGATAATAATACATCCTGAAAATAGACCAGAAGAAAAATTATATACAATATCAACACCAAATATAAGGGAAATAAATGCTTTAGTAGAAGATAGAATAAAGCATCCTGAAACTTGGAAAGATATGAAGGTTTGTAATTTTAAATGGCATCAGGAATTTTAAATGTCAAACATAGATGTAAAAGATAAAATTAAGGTTAGGAAAAAGAAAAGTATAAATTCAAAAGTTCCTAAAACTTATTTTGTTATACTTTTAAATGATGATTATACTCCTATGGAATTTGTTATTTATATATTAAAAAGTATTTTTAATAAAACTACACCTGATGCTGAAAGAATTATGTTAAATGTACATAAATTAGGAGAAGGTGTAGCGGGACTTTATTCATATCAAATAGCAGAGCAAAAAGCAGTTGATACATTAGAAGAAGCTAAGAAAAATAAATATCCTTTACTAGTAACATTAAGAGAATCAGAATAATATGCCAACATACGATTATAAATGTGAAAAATGTGGACATGAATTTGAGCGTCAGTTATCTATCGCTAAAATGAATGAACCAACAGAATACCCTTGTCCATGTGGATCATGTCATGGTACAATAATAAAAATGTTAGCGGCTCCGGCGTTTGGCGATACAATTAAGATGGGTATGCGTAAACCAGATGATGGATTTAGAGATAGATTAAAAGAAATTAAATCTTCTCATGCCGGAAGTACTATGAATATACCTTAATATGAATTTTTTACATGAAACAGTTGATATTCCTGGTCAAATAAAACAAATAAACACTTCAGGAAAAAGATTATACGAGACACCAGATGGAAATTTCCCGAGTATCACTACAGTATTATCATCTTTGTCCAAAGCTGGTATACAGGCTTGGCGAAAGCGGGTTGGAGAAGAAGAAGCCAATAGAATCTCAACACAAGCTTCGCGAAGAGGAACAAGAACGCATTCGATTATCGAAGACTATCTCAAAAATCAGCAAGATTATTTGAGTGGGCATATGCCTGATTCTATTGAGTTATTTCAATCAGTTCAATCAATTTTAAATACTCATATTGGAAAAATTTATGGTCTTGAGGTATCTTTGTGGTCTAAATTTCTTGGAGTAGCTGGTAGATGTGATTGTATTGCTGAATATGATGATGAAATTTCTATAATAGATTGGAAAACCTCTTCTAAACCAAAAAAAGAAGAATGGATAGAAAGTTATAAATTACAGGGAACTGCATATGCAAAGATGTATGAAGAAAGAACAGGAAATAAAGTAACTCAAGTAGTTATAGTTATTGCAGTAGTTGATGGAACACCACAAATTTTTTATGCGAATCCTGATGAACATGTAGAAAGATTACAAGAGGTTATAAATAGTTATTGATACTGTTGACATATCTAGATAACAGTTAAGACATCGGTGCGATTCCGATCAGCTCCACCAAAGGAAGTTATGGAAAAGAAATTAATGTGGCTCACAATAATGATATTGCTCGCTTTAGGTATTACCTATGTCACACTTTATTTTGGATATGACTTTCGTTGATGGGGCTGAAATAGATTTCGATTGATTGTGAAGGTAGATATAGAGGTATTCGGTAGAGGCACCACCGTAACGGTCCATTAAATTAATCGCAAACAATGACGATTATACCGCATACTCTTACGCACTCGCTGCGTAGACTATAGCCGAGTTCAGGTCAGTCACTTGGGAACAGAAGAACTGACCATTACACACAACACACACACAAATGAAAGGAACAATATGTCTAATCCATATGAATTAAGATTTAGACTTTTAGAGATGGCACAAAGTTATCTCTATGATCAACAAGAAAGACAAAAACACTTTGCTATTGATGCATGGGAATTTGCAAAAGAGCAAGGCGATGCAAATATGAAGTTGTTTGAAGAACTTCAGCCAGATTCTTATTCCATTGAGGATATTAAGAAGAAGGCTACAGAACTCTATGAATTTGTAGAGAAGCAGTAATTAGCGAGTTTGGGGGGAATCACTTAGGAACAGAAGAATTCCCCCATTATATTTTAGAGTTTTATGACATTTGAACCGAAAATAAGAAGAGCATTTATTGACGAGGAAACTTGTTTTAATATAATTTTAAAAAATTATCAATATGTGCGGGCCGCACCAGTAAATGATCGAGGAATAGTTAAAGAACTTAGAAATTCAAGTTGGTATAATTATAAAGAAGAAGAGTTAATAAGTAAACTTTATGAAATTAGTGATAAAGATGAATTAATAGGATTGGAAAGTAATTTAGCATTACAATTTTCTGAATATAAAGTAGGACAATGTTTTCATTGGCATAATGATAAAAGTAAAATTCGTTCACATATAATATTACTTAATAATGATTTCACTGGTGGTGAATTAGAATTTGAAGGGTTGAATGATTTAAAGTTAAATATTGGTGACTGTATTACTTACGATTCAAATATTAATCATAGAGTGAAAAAAGTAATATCTGGAGCTAGATATTCTTTAGTAGCTTGGGCTTATGATGATGATAAAATTTGGCAAACAGACGAAAGATTTAAATAGGAGAAAAATATGTGTAATAACGAACAATGCGAGTGTGAAAATTGTACTTGTGATCCTTGTGAATGTAAAAATGGTGATTGTGGGTGTGAGTAGATGGCGAAACCTAAGACAATAAGACAAACCGCTAGAAAAAGACCTACACCAAAAAGAACTAGTATAGGTAAATCACAATATTCTCGACCAACAAATAAACACAAGAAAAAATGCTGGAAGAAATATAGAGGACAAGGAAAATAAAATATGGCAGAATATATAAACGAAGAACCATGTGAATTTATTTACAGTATAACAGCGATAGAACACATTGTCGATGGTGATACTCTTGATGCAGTAATTGACTTAGGTTTTGATGTCAGGTATTGTGGAAGAATACGATTACTAGGAATAGACACACCAGAATCCAGAACAAGACACAAGAACGAAAAAGTGTATGGTTTACTTAGTAAAGCGGCACTCAAGTCATGGGTTCATTGGGCAGTAGTGGCAGATAGAGATGATATTGAGATACAAGTAAGGTGCCCTGAAGCGGACAGCCGCGGAAAATTCGGCAGAATTCTTGGTGAGATTTGGATTAACTGTACTGAAGATGGACATGAGTTTGGTGGATGGACAAACATAAATAAATGGCTATGTGAAAATGGTCATGCTGTTGGATATCACGGACAAAATAAAAATGATGTTGCAGATGAACATTGGAAAAATAGATTATTTTTAGCAGAAAACGGAACTCAAGAATTATTAGAGCTGGATCAAAATTAAATGAATAAAAAAACCAGAGATAGTATTGGTGATGGAAAAATTAACACTTCATTTGAAATGATTGAAAATTTAGAAGAAAAATTATGGGAGAATAATCCAATGGAAGCACTTAGACATGAAAGAATTGAGACAAGAAAGAAGTTGAACTGGTGGGCACGATTTTTATTGTCCATGATTATAGTATGTACATTTTTGTTTTTAGTATGGTTATTGTTTTTTGGAGCATTACCTGCTGAATCTCGCGATCTAATTAATATTATGGTTGGCGCATATGTCGCAGTGTTGGCGAAGTCAACGGATTATTGGTTCAAGGATAAAGATGATCCTGAACAAAAGGAATCTGCGGCAGTTGGTGAAGGCAGTTAATGGCATACTCAGATAAAGTATTGGAGCATTATGAAAAACCAAGAAATATTGGTAGTCTGGATAAGCGGAGTAATAATGTCGGTACTGGTCTTGTGGGTGCTCCAGAGTGTGGGGATGTTATGAAACTACAAATCGAAGTTAATGACGACAACAAAATTATCGATGCTAAATTCAAGACATTTGGTTGTGGTTCTGCGATTGCAGCATCTTCACTAGCAACAGAATGGATTAAGAATAAGTCTGTAGATGAAGCTATGGCTCTTAATAATACTCAGATAGTTGAGGAACTATCTCTTCCCCCAGTGAAAATTCATTGTTCAGTACTTGCAGAGGATGCAATCAAAGCTGCAATAAAAGATTATAAAAGTAAACAATCTACAATTTAATCATTGATAAAATCCGATAAAAAAAAGAATATGCTTAATATTAATGATAGGGAAGCATTTAATGAAAGAATAACTCATTTGGTGAATTCCACGTCTAATATGAATTACTTAGACGCCATTTTATGTTATTGTGAAGAAAATAATCTTGAAGCAGAAACAATTAAGTCTTTACTTAGTGCTGAAAATAAAGAACGACTTAGAGATGACGCAGAAAAATTGAATTTCTTTCCTAAGACATCCAAACTCCCGATTTAATGAAAAAGAAAGATAGAAAACTTTACGATTCATGGAAATATAAGTCGAGAAATTTTATGGAATTTAATAACCCCATTTTTCAAACTCTTTTGGGTCTTGTCATATTTTACATTGGTTTAAAGATGTTCTCAGGTGGAATGAAATCAATGAGCCACTTAGAACAACTTGAATGGTTTTTAGGAAACCCTTACTGGATGTTCTCTGGAGCAATTGTATGTACCCTCCTTTGGCAATCTTCCTCACTCACTACAACTGCGGTCATCGGACTTGTTGCATCTGGTGCTTTACCTTTACCATCAGCGATTGCAGCAATATTAGGAGCGAATGTGGGTACAACTGGAACGATATGGATTGCGGGAATGTTAGTGAGTGATGGACTACCTACAGGAATAACAAAACAAGTGGCTCTTGTTCATACAGGAGTGAATACAGTTATGGCAGTTGCCTTACTTCCCTTTATCCAACCTATAGCAAGATTTATATCTAAATTTTAATTATGTTAAGAGGGTTTGATGTATATAAAACTTATCTTGCACTAAAAAGACACTTTAATTCAGATAGATACAATTATTTTAATTATTCTTTTAAGAATAGGGGTGTTTCTGCAAGATATACTACTTATCAAAATAGAAATGATAGGTATTTTTTTGAAAATCTCGCCAAAGAATTAAGAAAACATGAAGAAGTTGAAGGATTTTTGGTTTCCAATTTTGTTTATAATTCTGATATGTGGGTTGGAGAAATGTATGGTGATGACGCGAAAAGAACTCATAATAAATGGAAGAATAAAATTGAATCATTAACATATCAATTTACTCAAGATATAAATGAGTTAAGATCTCTAATTGAGAATTTTAACAATAGAGAATTGGGATTACAGTTGGGATTTAATAGAATATTTACTGTTGAAGAAGGACAGCACCCAATTTTATTAGAAGAGATATTAGGAAAAAGAATCAATATAGAATCAGCAATTATAATGGATAAAATTTTACAATTTACAGATTTTTGGAATAAAAATATTTTAGATAAAGTAGTTTGGCCAGATGTTTATCGTCTGATGATTAAATATGAACCTTTTCTAAAAATAGATGATATTTCTAAATTCAAAAAAATAATGAAGGGGGGGCTTGACATGGGATGATAAATAGTGTATAATAGTATGTATAGAGTGAAATCAGATGAAATATAATGTTAACCATAAAAATATAAGGATATAAGATGTCACAATCATTTTCTGATCTAAAAAAGTCACGTCAAAAGTCAATTGACAAAATCAATAAAAAACTACAAGAACAAGCAGATAGTTCAAAGGGTTTCGCGGAAGACACTCGTATGTGGAAAGCGGAACTTGATAAATCTGGTAATGGATATGCTGTTACCCGGTTTCTCCCAGCACCAACAGGAGAAGATCTGCCGTGGGCAAAAACTTGGAATCATGGATTTCAAGGTGTTGGTGGATGGTACATTGAGGAATGTCCAACTACTATTGGAAAAAAGTGTCCAGTATGTGAATATAATTCCTCACTTTGGAATTCTGGAATTGAGGCAAATAAGGAAATCGCTCGCAAACAAAAGCGGCGTCTTGTTTATATGTCAAATATTTTAGTTCTCAAAGATCCCGCCAATCCTCAAAATGAGGGAGAACTTAAACTTTTCAAATATGGTAAGAAGATTTTTGATAAAATCAATGATCAAATGAATCCACAATTTGAAGATGAAAATCCTATTAATCCTTTTGATCTTTGGGAAGGAGCGAACTTTCGTTTGAAAATTCGTAAGGTAGATGGATTTAATAATTTTGATAAATCTGAATTTGATTCAGTTTCACCATTGTTTGAAGGTGCGGATGAAAAACTTGAAGAACTTTGGAAGAAAGAATTTCCACTTTCTGAATTTACAGATGATAGTAGGTTTAAGGAATTTTCTGAATTGAAGTCCAGACTTGATAGAGTTCTTGGTGCACAAGGACCAGAACCAGTTGTTCCAGTAAGTGAACCTCCCTTTGATGGTGGTAAACCTATGACCACTCCACATGTAGAACCTGTTGTTGAAAGTGTTACAACAGCTGAAAATGAAAATGATGAATCATTGACGTATTTTCAGAAATTAGCTGAAGAAGCTGCATAAATTATATTAACTAGCGGGCGAAAGTCCGTTAGTTAACCACTCACAAAACTAAGGTGGTTATTCATATTATCAGAATCATTTCTAAACCACTGGGCGAAAGTATTGGTGGTTATTGATGGTCTATTAGTAGTATTAGATACTATTGTTGGAGAAGATGCGTCGATATTATGAGAACCAGCTCCCATAGATCTGTCTGTGTGTGGGTTCATACCTGTCCAAATCCCGCCAGCGGAAGCAGCGAAATCAGAAGCGTTTGTAAGATTACTCGTTTGAGCTATCATATTAGAATTATCAAGCATTAACGAACCAAGATTTTGATCTTCAATGTCTTTTTTCAACAGTTTTCGTAATTTATTTATCTCATGCTGTTGAAAGCCATATTCACCTAGTCCTCTTAGTGAATCTCTATCCTTTTTTTCCTTTTCCTTAAAATGCTTGATCACAGTATTTAAGCTTTCAAGTGTCATTTCTTTTGTCGCATCAGGCCCCTCTCCAAATACATCTACCAAATAATCACTACCACCAAATTTCGACATTAAAGTTCCTACCGGCCCAGCTAAATTTCCATATTTCGCGATTAAAGCTTTAGTCACCTGATCTTTAGTTGAATCTTCAGATAGCCCAACATCTTTCATTATATCTTGAAATATTACTTTATCATCAGGATTCATGAATCCAAAATTCTCATCCATAAATTTATCTAAAATCATATTAATATCTTCACCTTCTTTTGCACTGCTTATATCCTTACTAAGTTCTGTCAATTTTGTACTCATCATATTACTAACTCTAATTCTTTCTCCAGATTCTGCATATTGATTATCAAGTTCCCCTTGCCATGATTTTAATTCTTGTAATCTAGATTGAAAAATTAGTCTTTCCGTTTCTCTTATTTCTTTATTAAGTTTTAATAGTTCGAATCCTGTGACTTTTCCAGATTCTTTTCTTTTTTGCAATTGATCTAATTGTTTGTTGAGTTGAACTTGTTCAGCCTTTTCCCATTCTTTTCGTGCACTATCCCAAGTCTTTTCCCACCACGTTGTAATAAAATTTGTACCCTGAGTGAGTCTTGCTTCTCCTAAAGCTGCACCGACTCCAACAAGTGCAGTTCCCAATAAGAATCCGATTAAAGCACCCCACGGTCCACCCACCATCAAGCCTGCTAAGCCTGTGACCGCGCCTCCGGTCAGACCTAATTGAGCTGCATCAGCAAAAGATTTACCGTTTTCTGTACCACCACCAAGAAATTTTGTTACTCTTGCTCCCCATCCACTATTTGCTCCCAAATTTTTCGCTTCTTTTGCAAAATCTAATCTAAATTGATCTACAATTTCTTTACTAAATACCAAACTTCCTACTAGACCTACAATACCAAGACCTCCCGCAAATCTCATAGCACCTAATCCAATAATTCCCAACGTTTTCAAAAGAGGGCCCAATAGAAATTTTCCTATAGAACCAAGTCCACTTAAAAGAGTACCAAAGATACCAGACGATTCTTTTTCTTCTTCACTCTTTTCTTCTTTTACTTTTTCTGGTCCTTTTTCTCTTTCTGTTTCTAATAAGTTTAATGCTTGTTTTCTAAATGTAACAGGTAAGGGAACTTTAAATAATTTTTCTAAATTACTTTGCCATACCGGAATCCGACTCCCTTCCATTCCAATTTCAGTCGCTACTCTGACAGCTGTTCCTCCATCATTAGCAATACCACCAGCACCTTCAGAACTCCTTGTTGTTATAGACGAAGATGGATCTTGGGGAACATCCTCTTGAGAAGCTCCTCCGTCTTCTCTACCACGAAAAGGATGAGTAACGGCATCATATATACCAGCTTGTAAAAATGCTGGTAATGGGGAAACTGCGGAACTTACTGCGGCGTGTGCATATCCACGTATAGTTCTTTCTAATCTTTTGGCGGTCGCGTCTTCTAAAACATCATAAAATTCTCCAATACCAGACGCTCTTCCTAATCGAAGTTCTGTTGTACCAAATTGTCCTGGTCGTCTTCCTCCAGTTGGTTTCGGTGCTTGTGCCATTAACCTCTTTCTGCTTCTCTTTGTTTAGCTTCAGTTTCTTGTTCTTGTATCCAATTTTTTAATAATTCAATATAAATTTGTCTTTCCCAAGGAATCATCTCATTTAACTCTGTTAAAGAGTATTTATGATGTTGGACTAATGCGAAATTAACCAAAAAATGAGACTCTAAAGAATCATGAGAAAGAGTTATTCTAAAAAATCCTGTAAGCCCCTAAGAATAACATTTTCTTCTCCACTACATTTTTCACAAGTATAATTTATTTCATGTTGTATTATAGGTTGAGTTCGATAAAAGTTTTGAATTTTAAGCATTTGTTGTTGATTAAATTGTTCAAAAAATTCTATTATTTCTTCTTGTGTAAAATCTTTTGTTTCATACATTTTTTCATCATCTTTAATAAATTCTATTCCTGAGGATAAAAAGTCTATAATACCTTCAGCATCTTCAGTATTTTTGATTTTACCCGCAGTTTCTATATTTGGATATTTTAGAAATATAGTAATTTTATCATTTATTTCAATTTCTTTATTATGTGATTTATCATATACCATTTCAACTTCTTTTAGATCTAATTTTATATCTGATACATGATCACATTCTACATCATTGGTATTTTTTCCATCTCTGTGTTTAAATTTTAAATTTAATTGATCTCCAACGGAATGTATTCTTAATTGTAAAAATATCCATTCTAAATCAAATAAGGGAATTGTATCAACATCAAATTCTTGTTGTGAACAATTGTTTATAATTTGTTTAATTGCAGTTATTTGTTCTTCTAAATTTTCTCCCTGCATTGCCATCATTAGTATTTTTTCTTCTTTTACTAAAAATGGTCTAAATGTAAGTTTTTTATTTTTTGAGGAAGGTTGAGTAGTGCTAAATGTTGCAATATCAATCTTAGGTAAACCCATAATATCTCCTAATTATATAATTATTATTTTAAAGGCCGAATTGATCATGACCTTGGAATCCTTGGCCTTCACCGATTCCAGCATTTCGTATTATTCTCCACCGGGAATAAGCCATCACGACTTGTAATTTTAATATATCCTGAGAACCGTAAGTTAATGCAACAGGATTAATTTGTTTGGGAAATGCTTCCATTATTTCTACATGATAATCATCTGAAATTGTAGAACCGTCAGTCACGTTACTAGATAAGTTCGACGCAAGTTTTTTTATACCAAAAGTTCCACAATAATCATTGGGATAGAGCTTCACGTTTTGCTTCATATTACCATCAAGTCCTGCATCAGTGAGGGGTATGATTACATCCATCCATGCATCAAAAAGTTTTTTAACAAACATGTCATCTGTTAATATAAAAGATAAATTAATTGTTGGATTAAAATTGTTAGAGTGAATATATGACCTAGATACACTACCTGTTCTAAATTCTACGGTCGCTAAGTTCCGCCCAGGTAAATTTGTTGCATCACACAAAAATTTAAAATCTTTTAAATTAACCCTCAATGCGGTGGCAAGATTTTCCACAAGTGCTCCTGTGCCACTTGAAAATGGACCTAAGAATAGATATTTGTTTGCCTTCGCGGGGCCTTTATGTTTGTTTATCGCTGCGATAAAATGTTCTGCTTGTTTAAATCCTGCTGGCATTATATTATCCTTTTTGAATCTTCCCAGACCTTTTCTTTTCTGGTATTAAAACGTTCTATTGGTAAAAATATTGCAAA